GAAGATTACACAGGACAAACAGCAGTAAAGCTATAATATGGCAGTAAATGAAGGCGGAAAATACACTAAACTAACACCAGAGACTGTCAAGAAGCTAGAGGAGGTGTTTGCAATAGACGGAACTGTTGAAGAGGGCTGTTTTTATGCTGAGATTAGCAGACAAACCTACTATAACTGGATAAAAGAAAATCCAAAGATGAATGAAAGGTTTGACAGTTTAAGGGAAAGACCTGTTTTGAAGGCTAGACAAGAGGTTATAAAGGGCTTAAACTGCTACGCAAACGCAATGGATTATCTAAAAAGAAAGAAGAAGCTAGAGTTTTCAGAAAGGCATGAATTAACAGGAGCAGACGGAATAGCCTTGATACCTAGTGACGAAGAACGACTGAGAGCAGACAAGGCATTAACAGAATATCTCTATGGAGCTACAGGAAATACTAACGAAGGGAACGATAACAGAGAGGAAAGCACTTTTTAGCTTCAATGTAGAAGAGAGCAACGAGAAGATACTCGTGAAGTTTAATATATGGATGAGAGAATACTTCGCAGTATACTTCACAAGCAAAGACGCACCATTCCATAGAGAGATTGACCTTTACAACTTACAGGCATACAAGGGAGACCTCAAAGCATTTGTAAACATTGCCTTTCGTGGAGCGGCTAAGACCGCTAGGACAAAACTGTTTCTAGGATTCGTGATAGCGAATGATACTAGCCACTATAGGAAGTACATCAAAATACTTTCAGCAGACGGTGACAACTCGAAGCAGATTACTACGGATGTCTACAATATGTTGGTACAACCTCGCATAAAGGAGATGTACCCAGAAGTCTTTGAGAAAACAACAGCCAAACGAGAAGAGACCATGAGTTCTTTCACTACTACCACAGGCGTAAAAGTCATAGCTGGTACAGTAGGACAAGACCAACGTGGAGCTATTCAAGACGAATCACGACCAGACTGGATATGGTTCGAGGACTTTGAGAACAGAAAGACCTTACGCTCAGCAAGAGTGTCCACGTCAATCTGGGAGAATATGGAAGAAGCCCGAACAGGACTCTCACAAGACGGTTCTTGTATCTATACCTGCAACTACATCTCAGAAATGGGGAATGTTCATACTTTGGTATCCAAGGTGAGCGACCAGAAGAAAGTATTGATAGTCCCTATCATTGAGAATGGTGTACCTACATGGAGTAGATACACTCTAGGGGAAATAGAAACAATGAGAGAACAGGATGACGACTTTGAAGGTGAAAGACTTTGTAAGCCAAGTGCAAGCAGAGACGTATACTTTGACCGTACAAGGCTCGAAGACATGAAGCCTACTGAGCCTTTGAGGGAATCTGCAACCTTCAAGATATTCAAGGAGTTTGACCCGAGCCATATGTATGGTAGTGGGCATGACGTAGCAGGAGGTGTAGGACTAGACAGCTCAACATCAGTATTCATAGATTTCAGCTCATATCCAGCCAAGGTAGTCGCTACCTTCCACTCCAACACTATCAAACCAGAACCATTTGGAGATGAGATATACCGAGAGCAACAGATATTTGGTGGATGTATAGCAGGAATTGAAAACAACAAGTTTGACCAATCAATTCTAAAAGCAAAGATACTAGGAGCAAATCTATTCTCAATGCCTGATAAGGGAACTAAGATACATGGTGGCACTCCAAAGGATTATGGGTGGAGTACGAATAGCCTGACTAAGACACAGATGATGTCATCACTTTCAAAGGTAATAGAAGACGGACTACTGGACTTGAGCGACAAAATGCTTATAGAAGAAGCTAAAAACTATACACGCAACGATTCAATGGACAGACCAACAGACCCAAGACTTACAACTAGACACTTTGACCTTTTGGTAGCGTGTGCTATAGCATGGCAGATGAAAGACTATGCTACAGTCGAAGAAGAAGATTTTTATATAGAAGAAACACAACCTTTATACAGCGATATTGGTATATGATAAACAAGCAAACCGTTGACAAAATAGCAAGCCAATCTATCGATGAGATTTCTTTTGCTCGCACTTTTCGTAGGGGGAAGATGACGAACTGGCAGAAGAATGAAGAAATGTACTACTCCAAGAAGATTAGCAGTTTCGATGCAAGAGCAAATGTATCTCTCGGAAGAATGCAGGAGTTCGTACATACACTTCTCTCTAAGATTGATAATCCTTTATATTTCAAGTTTACTAAACGAAAGCCGAGCCAACTCAAACGAGTGGAACGCTTGAACGCTTTGAAGAAAGGCGACCAGAACTCAGACAACTGGGACATTAAAGACCTTGTAGGAAAGAAACAGGCTATTATCTATGGAAGGTCAGTCTATTCTTACTACGCAGATAGCGAAAACGGATACAAAGCACATCTTGAACCTATTGATGTATACGACTTCCTTATTGACCCTTCATGTGGAGGAATTGACCTCGAAGAAGCATACTACATGGGGTCATACTCAGTTTCATTGAACCGCAAGCAGTTGAAAGACGGTGCAAAGAGCAAGAAGTTCCACAAAGGACAGGTAGACGAACTCCTCGCTGGAAGTGGAAACGAAGACGACACATCATCAGAGAGAACAGACAAAAGAGTCAGAGAGAACTCTCAAGGGACTATATCCCAGAAGTTTATCGGCGACACAGACAAGTACAAGTTTTGGCGTTGGATAACAACCTACGAAGGAGAGAGATATTATCTCTTGATAGACAATAGTGGGCGTTGGATTAGATGTGAAAAACTCACAGACGTATTTACACCTACACAGGAGTTTCCTCTAGGGGCTTTTCCTTTTTGGTCATGGGCGGCGTTCCCAGACCTTACAGAGTTTTGGACACCTTCTTACTGCGATTATGCACGTGAGATATTCATGGCACAAGACGTTTCAATTAACCAAATGCTTGACAATGCAGAGGCAATCAACAAGCCAATGCGTGTAGTCAATACTTCCTTTGTAAAGAACCTCGCTGAACTTAAATATAGAAAAGACGGACTCATCAAAGTCAAAGGAGATGTAGACTTCAACCGAGCATACCAAGTAGTAAACACTCCGAGTATCAACACACCTATTCAAGTGTTTGAACTTCTAGAACAAATACAACAGAAAGCATCAGGCGTTACAGAAAATGCTTCAGGAGTAGCAGACGAAACAGGGCGTGTCGGTATCTACGAAGGAAATCAGGCAGCAGCAGCAGACCGCTTCGGACTTCTCAATAAATCATACTCATTCGGGTATAAACGGTTCGCTAAACTCTACCAAATCGGAGTACGTGACCACCTTACTAAGAAAATAGCAGTAGAGATTATCGGACCAAACGGTGTAGAAATGGAAGAAATTAAAAAGTCAGACATCTGGAGAAAGAAAGAAGACTTCTCTGTAATGGTAGAAGCAAGCAACGCAGAAGAAATCAACTCAATCCAAGACAGAAAGACCAAAATCATCTTCCTCGGACAGCTCAAAGGCTCTGAACTCGTAAACCAAAAGAAACTATTGGAAATGGAAGGCAGTCTAGTCGGACTAAGCAGAGAAGACATAGACGAATTACTAGACAATACAACCTACGGTAAACAGGAGCTTATGAGTGAATGCGACCGCGACCTCGAAGAATTACTAGACTCAAGCAACGTCAAGCTCAATCAGGCGGCGAATAATGCCTACAAGCAGAGAATGGTAAACTATCTCACAGACCACGAAGAGAATATATCACTCGAACAATTCCAAAGGATTGCAGAGTATATTGATATGCTAGACCCTATCATCATGCGAAACGAAGCAAGAGGGCTACAGCAAGAGCAAACACAAGCAATGAGAAGCTCGGCAACTCAGATTGAGAACCTTGCCGAGTCAGTCCAGCCACCTCAAGGAGCTATCCAAGAAACTATTAAACCTGTAATCCAATAGTATGAAGTATAAACTTCTCAAAGAAAGCAAAAACCTAGAAGAAACCTTGATTGAAAAGACAGGCTTCAAGCACGAGTTCACAGTCCTATCAGTCCTAGAGCATATTGTAGAGCTAAGAAAGAAACTCAAAGAGTTCGCAGGTCAGAAGAAACTAGAGCTTGCGAAAATTGCAAACATTCAACGCAATAACCCATTCATCAAGGACTTAACAGACGAACAGAAGCACGCTGTATGGATGTACTACGAATCCAAGAAGGTGGCGGACATCTGCGTAAGAGGTACTGAAACCCATAACGAAGCACTTGCTGAATACGACCAAGTAATCGAAGACATCCGAAAACAAACAGGCTATAAAATTAAAGTACCATTGGCTATATGGAAAAGTCCCAAGAAATAATTGACATCGAAGAGGAGTTATCAAACTTCAAGGAGCTATCCTCAATCAAGGACAGCAAGGCAGGTAAACTGCTTATAAAGAGTTTGCAACGTGATATATCCTCAACTTTGGCAACTATACTAACTCTCTACAAGGAAGGCACTGAGAGCCATTTGAGAGCCATGTGTGCCAAGCTGGATAGTGATAGTGCCTTACTACTGGTATTCACTAACGCAGAGAAGAACAGAGACCAAGCACAAGAGATTTTAGACAGCATGAATGAGTAACGCTAGTGTCCCTGAATCATCGGGGATACCATGCGATATAACATTATCGTTTCGCTCTTGGTTAGAGTCATACAAACCCGACAGGTCTAGTCGTAAAATGGATTTTTTATGGATAACACCATTGCTACTCCAGAGGTGGAGGTAAAAACACCAGAAACAGTCCCTGCTGTTGAAACCAAAGAGGTAGCACCTCCAGAGGTATCTAAACAGGAAACAATCGGTGAAGTCTTTGCAACTAAGAAAGAGGACACAGTGCCTCTTGCCTCATTTCTCGAAATAAAAAAAGAGAACAAGGCAATCGCAAAACAGATGCAAGAACTGAAAAAGAGTATAGAGGAAGGTGCTACTAAAAAAGAAGTTAGTACCGACATCAAAACCCTTGCCGAAAAACACGACATTGACGCAGACTTTTTGCAAGAGTTTGCCCAAGCTGTGAAAGCAGGAACAGAACAAGACATAGAGGAACGCATATCTTCAATCACAAAGCCCCAGAAAGAGAAGGAGCTGGCTGAAAAGATTGATACTGCCTTCAACAGTCACTTCTCCAAAGCAATGGAGGGTATGACTGAATACGAAGGAATTATCAACAAAGAAGTTATCAAGTCCCTCTCTCTTATTCCGTCAAACGCAAACAAGACCTTCGTACAGCTTATAGAAGAAACCTACGGACAATCAGTCCCAGGAAAGAAATCATTTGATGGTGCTTCTGCAAGAGCAGGAAAGAATGACAGCCTAGACGTGGACATAGCTCGAATGAAGACGGACACTCCGTACTTCCAAGAGATTATGGCAAACCCAACACTCAAAGCTAAATA